ACCGTGCCGACTGCACCGGTGGCGGCAACGCCCGTGGGCAGAACAAGGGTAACCCCGAACGCGTCAACCGTCCCTACGGCGCCGATCCCCGCCACACCCGTGACAGGCACATCAAGCTGAAGATCAACAGTAGCGTCGCCAACAGCGCCGGTAGCCGCGATGCCCGTGACAGAGAAAGCGACCGAGGTAACGACAGTCTCGTCGCCTACGGCGCCGGTCCCCGCCACACCCGTGACAGGCACATCAAGCTGAAGATCAACAGTAACGTCGCCGACAGCGCCAGTGGCCGCGAGACCAACAGCCGGAATAGAAACTGAAATAGCGACGCTCTCGTCGCCAAGCGCGCCTGTAGCCGAGACCCCGGTGACCGGCACCGGGAGAGGGGTGCTCCAAGCACCTTCGCTCCAACTCCCCCGGCCCCAGCCCGATACGAGGTCCATAGGCTACCTCATTCGATGCGTACGATCGCGTTGCTTGCGTCAGCGGTCGGGAACTGCACGGTGAACGTGCCCGCCGTCGAGACCTTATCTGTGCCGAAATCCAGCACCGCGACCGAGGGGTTGCCCGCAGCCGTCGAGTTATAGATCAGCGCCCCGCGCGCCGTGATCGTCGCCGTGGTCCACGAGACATCCGAGAAGTCAATAAACGCCGTCGTGCCGCTGACAGAGACGCTGCCGCCAGTGACAGTGAGATCTTCACCGCCTGCTGTGTACCCCGAACCGACCACCTCATTCGACGTCGTGTACGCCGTCGCGGCTGCACCGAGCGTCGCGGAGCTCGTGTAGAGAGCGATCTTGAACGTATGGCTGGTGAAGTCGTGCACACCCTCCATAAGCTCCTGTTTAAATGTTGTGGTCATAGCCTGAGAGATAGCCATGCGTCAGTCCTTTCGATACGTATCGGTCTCAGACCGAACAGCGAGACCACCCAGCTGGGCCAGCGCCTCTTGGTATTTCTTCTCGTAGGTAGCCATCAGATCGGCGTCGCCTTTCATGAAGGTATACGCTTCCGTCAGGCTACCGTAAAGCAGCAGCTGCTCCGCGTTGTCGCCGAGCCAAGATGTGCCAGAGGTGACGATCGACTCCGGGTCGTAGTAATAATGCAGCTGCACTGTGTAGGCGAGCCCGGGCGTCGGAGCCAAGAGGAAGTTACCCTCCCCACCGGGGCGGTCCCCATCGAACTGCGCGTAGTATTTCGGCAGCCCCGTGGTCGTCGGTGCGGGGTAGGCTTCCCGCATGAAGTCGACATCCTTCTCGAGGAGGTAGTAGTATTCTCCGGCGTCGTCGACGACAGCCATAGAGAACGGCGCGAGGAAGTCGGCCGGGCGCGCGAGATACTGATTACCGCTGGCTGTAGACGTTGTGGCATGCGTGCGGAGCTCAGGGATCAGCACTGAGCGAAAGATGCGCTCTTCCGTCTGCCGGACAAACGTCGGGATCTGCGAGACAAATGTCGCCTCGTCATTCTCCGCGTAGTCTCGGATCGCCTGTACAAGCTCCGTATAGTTCATCACGACATCCGATACTTACCGCCGCGGGTCGCAGCGCCCATGCCGCGGCAGGTGCCGCCCTTGGCCATCTTTTTGGCTTTGCCGCCGGTTGCTTTTTTCGAAACCTTGCCCCCCGCCTTGCGGCCAAGAGTGTTGGTAACCTCCATGCTACGAGCATCGACCTGCGCTCGCAGTGGGGCGTTTTCCCGCTCTTGTGAAGCAGCAAGAAGCCTGTCTCCCGCACGCATCTGCGCACGGCGTATAGCGGCAGGAATCATTGCTAACCTCCGGAGGCCCCCTGCTTCACGGCGGCGCTGCTGAGCCGCCTGATATTCGGCCTCTTGCCGGGCGGGACGCCCCTCGCGTTGATCCAGCATCCTACCATAAAAATCAGCCCCGCGTGCGGCGCGATCTTGCGCTGCACGGGCGCGATCTTGCGCGCTGCCGCCAGCTTGCATCTTCTTCGTCTTTTTGGTTTTGCCGCCCTTGGCCATCTTCTTCGTTTTCATGGTATCAGTCTCCTGTACTTACGGTCACGGTTCCCACGGAACCTACCATACGGGTGAGGGGGTTGCCTACGGGTTTCCAGCCAAAGAAACCCCGGCTCTCTTCAAGCGCGGTGTCCGGACGTGGATCACGAAGCGACTGGGGATCAACCACGCGCACGCGGCCCAGAAAGTTCTGGGGGTGATCCGGATCGACGACGTCTTTGCCCACGCGGAACCCGGTCCGTTTGCCATCGCGGTATTCCCAGACGAGCTCATTCAACGGGTAACGAAAGCCCGTTTTATCGCAGTAGCCAAACGCTCGTTTACCCTTGGCGTAGGCGACCATCAGAAGCTCCTCCCTGCGGTCAGAAACAGCGACGCACGCTCCTCATCCTCGCTGGCGGCCAGCTGGAACTGCCGTTCATATTCGGCTTGTAGCGCCTGCGCCCGGGCCGCAGCTTCGGGTTTCTTCATCGCGACGTGGAACGCCAGACCAGCCACAAGAGCCGGGACAAACCGCGGCGGGATAGCCGCAGAGCCCGCGATACCCGAGCTCAGACCCTCGATGCCCTTCAGGCGGTAGTAGGCCAGCGTGTAGTCCCCGGACTCGGGCACCGGCCAGAGCGTTACCTGCACATTGCTGACGCCGCGGTTGACGTAGATCTGGGTCGGGCGCCCCCGGGTGTTCTTGTTGGTCTGCTGAGAATACGTTGCCACGCTGATGCGCATGAGGGCTGTGTCTGTCTGGTTTGTGCCAGACCCCGAGCGCAGCTGGTGCTCAATCAGGTCGATGGTGTCCGCCGGCATCAGGTAAGTCGACGTGCCCGTGACGAGCGATGTGGTCCCCGCCTCGATCGTGAACAAGTGGAGCCCACGGTTCTGCCACTCCAACGTCAGCAGGTTCAAGCTGCGGCGGATCGTGCGTAGGTCGTAGCCCGTGCGCATCTCCAGCCCGGCACGCTCAAAGGCTTCCTCGAAGAGTTCAGAGAGATCAGGAGTCACGACAGCCATTACATACCTCCCAGCCCGCGTCGGCGCGGGTCGTACGCTGCATAGTAACTACCCGGTGTGAATGCGTTTGTCATGCTCGGCTGCACCATACCACCTCCGGCCATGCCGGGAATCAGCCTCCGCTGCCCAAGCGCACGTATCAGGTCAGAGTATGATTGGTACCCACGCGTGGGTGTCGGGGGCGGGGGTGGGGTGTACACCGGCGGCGTAAAGGTCGGAGTGACCGGGGCGACCGGGGCGACCGGAGCCGGAGTAAGCGGCGGGATCAAAGGGGGGTTCGGCGAGCTGGACCTACCACCGCCGTCATCGCTGCCCCGGCTCATCTCGGCTTCGCGGGCGAAAATCTCGTCCGCGGTCATTCGCTCCCCGCCGCCAAACAGCCCTCGGCCGCTACCCCGCATAAGAGGGTTCAGCGCATTCAAACCAATAGCGAGCAGGCCGCCGCCCATGGGGGCCATAGCTCTAGGATGTATCCCCGCCGCAGCTTCCCGAGCGTCTACCTCAACTGCCGAAGCGGTAAGCTCCGGGGTAGGAGTCGCGGAAGCCGCGGTGGGAGTCGCGGGAACCGCGGCGGGGGTAGGAGTCACGGGAGCCGCAGGAACTGCGGGGGTAGGGTCGGGAACCGCGGCGGGAGTGGGGCGCATTTCGGGGCGCATAGCAGGGATAGGGGCGGGTGCCGCGGTGGGGGTAGGGCGCATTACGGGGCGCGTAGTAGGGGTAGGGTCGGGAACCGCGGCGGGAGTGGGGCGCATTACGGGGCGCGTAGTGGGGGTAGGGTCGGGAGCAGGGGCGGGGAGAGGGGTAGTGACGAGGGTGTACGGCGATTCCATCGTGGGCACAGGGGACACCGCGGACGCCATCGAAGCAGGGGTGGACTCAGAAGAGGGAAGAGCTGTAATTGGCACATCCGCCGTAGCCCCCAAAGGCGTCGTAGGCGCCGTGAACATAACGTCAGGGGCGGAGACCGGTGCGGGTGTAACAGGGCGCGGCACAGGAGTGGGCCTATCCAAAGCCGTCTCCATGCTATACCGCCCCATGATTTTTCGAGCAGCCTCTCGAGCTTCGAAGGATTCTGGGGTTTCACCCGGCAGTGGTCCATAGGTAACCGCGTCCGGCGGAGGCATACCGGGCGGCATTGGCGGCCCCTGCAGTGGTGGGAGGCCCTCTGGGTTCATCATAGGCCGGGTAAAAACCGCATCAGGGGCAAGGTTCGGCAGGGCGTAACCCATGCGAGTAGCAAGCGCGCCTGCTTCTATCTCTGCGAGCTGCTCCCGGGTAAGGTCTCCTGCATCTGCGACAGGCACTCGTGTGGGATCAAATGCGGGGAGGACATCCCGTTCGGGAAGGGCAAACGGCAAAGAAGGTCTTGGCGTATATTGCGCCACGTCCGGCTCAAACGGACGCTGCATGATGCTCTGCATTTCCCGAGTCAAGCGTGGGTCTGGGCCAAACGGGTCCAACATAGGTCCCGGGAGAAGCGCCCCAACGCCTGCCTCTGGCACAGCCAGCGGTGCCCCCATTGTCATGGTTGGCGGCGGCGAAGGTATTGTCGTACCGGGAAAACCCGGTTGCGCGGCGTACGGGTCGGTTTGTAAAAGCTCCGGCGGACCCTGCTTTGTCAGCACGTCACGGGCTAGTGGCGCTCCGGGTCCCCGGGGGACGCCTGCGATGCCTCGCAGGTCTACCTTACCACCTGTCAGCTGGGCGAGGGCCCCGGCCGCAACTTGAGGAGAAACACCGGGGGGCAGCGCTTCGCCGCCAAACCCTCCGGCCGGGGTACTGATACCCCCACCGCCTCCGCCTAGCCCGCCTTTGTTTGGCGCGGGGATGCCGCCACCGCCGCCACCGCCGCCACCGCCGCC